GCGGTGGCCGGGGCGGAGTCAGCGTACTACTGACCAAACATCTCCAGGACTATTCCGATCAAGATTGACAAGCCTAAGATCCCGCCGATCACCGCAAACAGCCAGAACAGACACCCGCGAGTACGTTTCTCGGTCATTGTCGGCCTTTGTAATTGGGCGGATAAGGGGGAGGTCACGAAGGCTCTTGATGGGAGTCCTCTGATCCTCAGTCAGCACCTTCCGATAGACTGACACCTGAAACGGCCTCAGATTGAACCATGCCGCGACCTGGTGACTTGGGTAGTCCGAGACAATGAAGGCCAATGCCACCCGATAGTTAGGTCCCTGTCTTTTTTTGATCTCCCCGATCACCCGGCGTTGGCAATCGGAGAGTTGGTCGGGGTCTACCGTCATTTGGATCTTTCTCCAGGACCGTCAAGCGGTGGTCGTTGATGGCCCGCAATATCACCGCGAGTTCGGCCCTCATTACGAAAGATCGGCGGAAAACACGGGCGATGATTCCTGACAAGGTAGGCTGACTTGTCCCGATTATCCGGGCGATCTTGGCTTGTGATACGCCATTGTTCAGAAGGTCTTGAATCATGGACAGTGACTCCTGGCCATGTTTGGCGATCCAATTCAGAACCGGTATCATGTCCCGGCAAGATTCAAGCAAGGTTCGGGCTCCCGGTGATTACAGTGTCGGCCCCCATTATAGCAACGGTGATGTAAGTGGTCAATACCCGGATGTCTTGTCATGCCTAAGATCACAACGGGGCGGAACGGATTGTGGCAAGCGATTGCCGCGTTGAAAGTTAGGTCAGAAAAAAATGCAAAGCATCTACTTTTCCCTTGACAACGGCGGATCGGCTGACGTATATTCCTAACATCGGGCCTGGGCCATGCCCTTTTCAAATAATAGGTATGGGGTAATTTACCCCCGATAAAATTCAGCATGGCCCAATGGATTTAGGAGGGCGGTCCCGACCAGGACCGCCCTTTGTCGTTTGATGGAGGGCCATGTATGCCGTTGACCTTTGATAATTCTGGATCCCCCAAAAAACTTCCGACCCTGGGGCAATCTAAAGCCGGCCGACCTCCCAAGCAAGACAATTCTGTAATCTCCCAGACATCCCCGACTATCACGATCCCGGACGCGGTGCTTGCGGAAGTCAGCGAACACCGCCTGTTGTTTTTCCTGTGTGCCTGGCATGAACTACGGTATCCCACCAACGCAAGACGAGAGATAGCCCACCTCTTAGGTTGTTCAGAGAACCACCTTGCTAATGTCCTCCGGGGACAAACACACCTCTCGGGGCTTCAATGGTTTGCGGTTGAAAGATGGGCCGGTGTGGATTGGTATGACCGGTGGCTGTCGATCCAAAAACTCAAACTGCGATTGGAGGCATGACATGAATACCCTGGTCAACCTTGGCTGTTCTGTCTTTCTCGCATACGGGTTTTGGGAGTTTGCTGAGTGGTTCTTCCTCTCTGACCGCTTTGGTGTTGTTGTCGGATACCTGGTCAATTTCGGGATGCCCCTCACGTTCGCCGTTGCGGTTGGTATGGCTGGAACCGGCCTCCCGAGTGCGATCGCCTTTGTAGCCTTGCTCAAGTGGCTCCACCTCTATCCCTTCACGAAAGGAAACGCATGAAGATCCTCGGCGTACTGTCCATGATTGGGGGGACAACGCTGTTCTTTGTTTCACTGAATCCGCATCACCCGGAAGCGGTTGTATGTCAGTTGGCGGGATTGGGGACCGCCTTTCTGCTTTTCGGGATCCACCTGGCTCTGGCCGGAGTATGCCGGAAGATCCGGGAAAACAAACAGATGATCGAAGAAGCCAAACGATGGAGGGCCAATGCCGTATATCCCGAAGATTGAAATGTCGCATGAGGAATGGCTCCAAGTTCGCCGGCAGGGGATCGGATCCTCTGATGTGCCGCCGATCCTGGGGCTGATCCCAAAGGCCAGGACCCCTTTGATGGTCTACCTGGACAAGATCGGGGAGTCGGGCCCGGTCCCGGACAACCCGGCCATGTATTTCGGCCGGAAGTTGGAGCCGATTGTGGCCGACACCTTTTCGGAGATGCACAAGATCCAGGTCCGGAATGACCACAAGGTCCGGATCCACCCGGAGCATGAGTATATGATGGCGAACCTCGACCGGACTATCCTCCCCGGCGATCGGAAGGGTGTCGGGATCCTGGAGTGCAAGACAACGGCCGGGTATGTCGCGAACCAATGGCCGGAGGACGATTGTCCTCTCCCGTACTTTGCACAGATTCAGCACCAACTGTTTGTAACCGGCTACACCTGGGGATATGTCGCGGCCCTGGTAGACGGCAGGGAGTTCAGGGATTGGTATGTGGAGATCGACCATGACTACCTGAAAGTCCAGAACGAGATACTTGCCGAGTTCTGGAGTCGGGTCAAGATGCGGATCCCGCCGGAGCCGATCCTCAAAGACATCCTGTTGATGCGGGAATCGCCTGGCAAGATCGTGACGGCGGACGCGGAGATTGCCTCGGCGTGTAGCCAACTGATCCGGGTCAAGGCGGACCTCGCGGCCGTGGAAGATACAAAGAAACAGTTGGAAGCCAGGATCAAGGAGGTGATGGTAGACGGCGAGATCCTGGAGTATGAGGGCCGGGTCCTTGCGACCTGGAAAACGTCCAAAGCCTCGCGGGTGTTCAACGCGGAGAAGTTCGCGGCGGAACATCCCGAGTTGTACGAGCAATACCGGGAAACGAAGGACGGATCCCGGCGGTTCGTAGTCAAACAGTAACGGGAGGAAGGGGCCATGACCGCAAACGTGGAACAAGCCGCAAGAAAGGCGGTGTCTCGACAAACGCCGATAACCGTCCGGGGGGAGGTCAACGCAAAGGTCCAAGAAGTGCGGGACCTATTGACCAAACTCAAGCCCGAGATTCAGGCAAGTCTCTCCAGTAGTGTCCCGGTCGAGTATCTGATGTCAACGCTTATGACGGCAATCCGGGTCAATCCGGAGTTGTTGCGTTGCACGTCAGTCTCTCTGATCGGCTGTTTCATCCAAGCCAATCAACTTGGCCTCCGGCTGGATGGGGCTTTGGGCCATGCTTACATGGTCCCCTATCGGAACACCAGGAAAGACGGCGTGATGGAGGCTCAGTTCATGCCAGGGTATCGGGGTCTTATCCACCTGGCGTTGAAGTCTCCCCGGGTGACTCACCTTTGGGCAGGGGTGATCCGGGACGGTGACGAGTTTTTCTATGAGTACGGGAACGCTCAGAAGATCATGCACAAGCCCAAGTTGGGGAACAACGGCCCGATCCTGGGGGTGTATGCTTATGCCGGTATGACCGGGGGCGGTGTTGTCTTTGATGTTTTGTCAACGGAAGAGGTTGAGAGGGTCCGGGCCGTCAGCAAGGCGAAGGAATCCGGGCCCTGGGAAACGAACACGGTTGAGATGTACCGCAAGACGGCTGTTCGCCGGCTCTCGAAGTACCTGGATCTCACAGTGGAGTTTGCCCGGGCCGTGGACCTGGACGAACGGCTTGACCGTGGGGATGTGGAGGACGTGACGGCCGGCCTTCTCGCGGATCCGCCGGCGGAGTCGAAGAAAAAGGCCCTCACGGAAGGGGAGGCAGATTTGCCAGGGGCTACCCCGGATCGGCAACCGGCCCAATTCAATGTTGCATCAGCAATCCAGGCGATCAAGACGGCTCAGTCGGGCAAAAGCCTGGGGATCCTATCGAGCCGGTTTGACACCCTGTTTTCGACAGGGGAGATGGATGAAGCCACGCACCGCCAGTTGATGGAGGCGGTCCTGGCACGAATGAACGAGTTGGAGGGGGCCAATGAAAAACAGACCGGCTAAGTATGTAGCCTATGCGATTGCTGTATACCTCATGGGGACAGGCTTTCACCGGTTCATGGCCCTGGCCTATGATCTGGAGTTTTCGGCCTGGGTTGACATGGCGTTAGGTGCGGTCGGGATCCTCATGGCCGGAGCCATGTTTGCCGTTGCGACCTATATCGGGAGCCAACGTGGTCAAGCGTTACGCCCAAGACGGAAACGAGGCTGATATAGTCAAGGGCCTCCGGGGTGTCGGGGCAAGTGTGTTGGACCTGGGGAATGTTGGAGGCGGTTGTCCCGACATCCTGGTCGGCTTTCGTAATCGGGATTTTCTGATGGAGATAAAGGACGTGAAAGGGAAGGTGTCGCCGGTCCAGACAGTATGGCATAGCCGGTGGAGGGGTCGGCCGGTGGCTATTGTCCGGTCCCTGGACGAAGCCCTAATCGCGATCGGAGCCATTGATTAAAAGGCAAACAGAGATGGCATGGATGGAATTACACCAGGAGTTCCGGGATCACCCGAAGGTACAACGCCTGGCGGGATCCCTCGGAGTTACTCGGGCCGAAGCCAGGGGATACATCGTTGGCCTTTGGCTTTGGGCGGTCCAGTACGCTCCGGACGGCGATTTGTCGAAGTTCTCAGAGGCCGAGATAGCAGATGCTTGTGATTCGATGAAGGAGGGCCCGGTGATGGTCAAGGCCCTTTTGGATGCCGGCTGGCTCACCCGGGTCGATGGCACCCTTTGTATCTACAAGTGGGATGAATACGGGATCCGGCTACTCCGGTCGATGCGGGAGAGGCAGAAGAAAAGCCGAATGTCACGTGACAGTCACACTCCGCTTGGTGTGACAGTCACAGTACCCCCTCGGGGGGTGTCACGTCCTACGGACCTTACAGACCTTACAGACCATACAGACCAGGCAGAAGAAGAAGATACTCCGCCTCCGCCGGAAAAGGATTTGGAGACACCGGCGTTACTCGAACGGTATTTGATGGTCCATTGGGGAGAGAAGGGGAGGGTACCCTGGTCAGTCATGTCGCAATTTCAAGTCCTGGGGCGGAAGTACGGATGGAACGCCCTGGGGAGGGCCATATCGGAGGCTTCACGGTATGACAAGCGTTCCCTGGCCTATGTGGAGGCTATCCTGGAGCCTGGGGCAAAGGCGAAGGAAAAGGAGGCGGCGAGTATCGAGAAATTGAAGCGATTGGCGGAGGCTGACAATGGGGACTAAGTTTCAGTTAGATGTCACGGAACACCGGTCCGGGATGGTCCGGCTGTTCAACGCCTTTGGCACCAGGTCAGACGGCAAGGAAGAAATGATCCTGGAGTATTGGCGGGTCTTTGACTACCTGAACCCTGGGGAATGGAGGATGGTAGTCGATAACGCAATCCGCACGATGTCCAGTTTCCCGAAGATCGCGGACCTCCGGAAGTTGGTCAATGACATGGGGCTCCGGGAATGGAAAAAAGACGAGTCTGATTACTCTCCCTGGATCACGGTCGATTGTCGTTGTGGGGCCAGTTTTGCCGTTGGGAAGCGGGACGTTCTTCAACCGTCAATCGCGTTCATTTGTCCGGTCTGTAAGGCCGGCTATTCATCTCAGTTGATTTCAGATATGGAGAGACAGGACCATGCCGACTTTGCACAGCGACAACTACATACTGATCGAACCGGCAACGGAGAAGTCAATAGCAAGGTGGCTTAAAGTCAGAAGTCACAACCGGAGGGTCTGGATCCGGATCAGCAGAGACTACCCGGATGAACGCTACATCGTATTGGCAAAGGCGGGGGAGGCTCCGGTCACCACTGGTGTTTTCCTCGGGAAGTTGCTGTTCGAACCGGCGGAGGAATGGTTCAGATGATGTACCACTGGCTGATCACGGCTCATGGTCATTGGCGATACGCGGCGGAATTGTTCCGCAGAGGTAGCCCCCGGACGTGGATCATGTACCTAAACTGAAAGGCAATAGCCATGTTTGTTGTGTCTTTCCAGAACAACCTCCGGCTTCAAGACCTCATTAGGGAAAGTCCGAAGGCAGTAGTCCGGGCATTGAACCGCCTGGGTGTTTCGGGGAGGATGATCGCTCTGAAAGCGGTCACATCCCGATACAACGTAGAATCCTCGGCCGTGAAGAAACGGCTTTGGATCACGAAGGCTACCCTTAATCGCATGGCCGTAGCGTACACCTCACGGGGTCGGCCTATGTCAATCGCGGCTTTCAAGGCCCGGCAGACCGCGCGAGGGGCTACCTTTACGATCAGAAAGGGGGGAGGCTTGAAGATTCTCCCTGGGACGTTCCTCGCGACCATGCCCTTGTCAGGACATCGGGGAGTTTTTGAACGGGTCGGCAAGGCAAGGTTCCCGATCCAGGAAAAGTTCACGGTTTCAGTTCCAGATATGCTCCGGGCTTCCAACGTCCGGAGTGAGATCGAGTCCAAGTCTAACGACATCCTCCAGAAGAACCTGGACCGCGAGATCAAGGCCCTGAAACGCGGGTACGGTCGATGATGTGGCGTAGCAAGGCCCACAGGGGGGGGACCCGGTTGGAGGGGTCCGCCGGCAATCCTCCCTGGCTACGCCCAATGACAGGATCAAAGGCTTGTTTGTTGTTGTGTGTGCCTGGATCTACGTCCTCTTGTTGATGATTGACCGTTGGCTTACGGGTCCTTCCCCGGCCCCCCCCAACGGGTGCGAATCGACCCCAAAAACCCCGCAAACTTTACCCCAAAAAAGGCAGTTTCTATTCCTTCCCCACAAACGCCGAAAGGACTGACTGATGGCACAAACACTCCTCCTCAAAACTGTCAAAGTTCCCGGGATCGGGGTCCATGTTTCGATTACAGTCGGCAATTCCCGGGGTGTAGACTGTAAGGTTACTGTCCCGTTGACTGTCGGGCTCCCTCTCATGGTGAAGATTGATGAATTGTCGAAGGCCGGCGGCAATCCTCCCCCCTGGTTCATGGAAGCCTCGAAAGTCGCAGTAGATACCCTACTTCACCTCTCACAAAACAACCCTGGCGAGAAAGGACAAGACAATGGACAAGTTGACCCGAATCAAGGAGGCTCAGAAGATGGTGGATTGGGCCATACAACAGATGGAGGTCCTGAAAAACCAGTTGCGGGATGAACGGGAGGCTTTGAAGATGTACCAGGCCCGGCTCCGCGACACCATAAACAATGACCAGGAGGATCTGTTCGATGGAAATAGCAAACCGAATCCTGAAAGTGGAGAGTAGACCCTGGAAGGACCTCCAGTTTGTCCAGACCGAAAAACTCAAAGCCTTCCCCCCGGAGTTGAAGGCTAAACTCCGCGAGTCGATCATCGGGAACAACTTTGTCCAGACCTTTGTGGTGTGGGAGGACAAGGGGAAGTTGCTCTGTCTGGATGGCTTCCACCGGGTCCAGGTCTTGAAGGAGTTGGAGGCGGAGGGATACCGGGTCCCGGCGGAATTGCCATGTGTGTTTGTCCAGTGTAAGAACCGGGCGGAAGCAGCCAAGTTGGTCCTTGTTTACAGTTCCTCCTATACGCAGATGTTCCGAGAGGCCGTGACAGACTTTGTTGTTGACAACCGCCTGGACGTGGATGAGATCGCGACCCAAGTCAATCTGTTGTTTGTGGACCTGGGGAAGAAGGGCGGATCGGGGGACCGGCCGGAGGATGAAAAGACGGAGCCGGAGTACCCGATAGTCGCCAGGTTCAGTGAGCATTACGATTACCTAATCATCTTCTGCAAGAACGAGATCGAGTGGGGCTCTCTATCGACCCGCATGGACCTCAAGACGAAGAAGTCCTATAAAAACACCGGCGTAGGTGTCGGCCGGCTCATTCCTTTTGCGGAGTTTGATCGGATATGGCAGAAACGAGCGAAGTAGAGATCGTCCGGATCCCGGTGGTAGTCCCGAGTCACAAGCGTTGGGACAAGGTGGTTGTCAAGAGGGCGGTTGCCGGGGTGATTTTGTGTGTCCCGGAATCCCAGGCCGATCTCTACCGGGAACACAACGGAGATGTCGAGATCGTCAGTCACCCCGATTCAATCAAGGGCCTGTCGCTCAAGCGGCAGTGGATCCTGGAGCATTGGGGGGGGGAGGTGTTTCAGATTGATGATGATGTCGATGCCCTGCTCCGGATGTACCTGGAACCTAATGACTTCCGGGAGATGCGAGTCGAACCGGACCGGGTTAGAACGCTGATCGACCACACGGCATACATGGCCCGGCAGATGGGAGCCTTCCTGTTTGGCTTCAATGCCTCGATGGATGCCCGAGATTACACCGGGATCCGACCTTTCCGGCTCAAAGGGTATTGCCTGGGGGCCGGCATCGGGATCCTCCGGGGGAGTAAGTTGAGGTTCAGTGATCGTGTGGTGGCAGGGACCGATTTTTACATCAGTCTGTTGAACGCATACCACCACCGCCATGCCATGTTTGACTTGCGGTTCGGGTGGAGGGCTCTGAAAACCTTCAAGAACGCCGGAGGAATGTCCGAGTACCAGACCCCGGCAACGGAACAGCGTGACTATGAAACGCTCCGCCGGATGTTTGGGGATGCCGTTGTGCCGAAGAAGAAGCCCAGGCCACACAAGTATAGCCACGAGTGGGAGAAGATGATGCACCTACCCTTTTAACGGAGGCTCTATGCGGGAGTCGATCGGATGGACCGCCCTGGCAATCGTTGTTGTCATGTTCCTGGTCTGGATCTTTCTCCCGGCCGGCTTTCACTGCAAACGGGAGGGCCACAGTTTGATTCAGTTGACATATTACCCGGACACCTGGGCTTGTAGCCGGTGCGGCTCTATTGTGTTTGTGGTCCGGCCTGGCCCCTCGGTCCTGGGCCTTCCCGATACGGTTGTAGTTATCGGGAGCGAAAAGCCTTAAAACAAGTAAACAAAGTTGATTTTGCTTGTCGATTTGGCTTGACATGGCTGACGTGCAAGATTAGATTCTGACTGTAAGTTATTTACAGTCAATCACTTGGAGGTCGGCCATGACACAATCGGGGATGGAGTTAGTCCGGCAGAAAATGGCAGACCGGGCCGGCCGCATGGGTCGCAATTCGGTCGGCCTCTCCTGGTGGTTGAACTTTGGGACGAAGTATGCTTGCAAGGTTGTGATTCTGGATTCCGAGTTCCTGGGCTTTCGCGGCCCCCGGTCTTGTCCGTCCTGGAAGTTGACAGTTCGGCATGATTCCGGGGAGATCGAGCCAATCGTTGTCTATCAGTTGCCACAGTAAGGAGGACCCCTAATGGCCAGAGTGCCGAAAGTTGGAGATCGCGTTCGCATCAACTACCGGATCGGGGACCCAAAGTTCAAGTTGGCTTTTGACAACCGGCCCGGGATGATCACAGAAGCCAGCCGGGACGGATCGACCCGGATGTACCGGGTGAAGTTTGATAGCCCGGCCCGGGTGGAGGGCCTGGACCCGGTCGAGTCGGATCTGTTCCCCCGGAATTGGCTTGTTGTCGAGAAACCGGTCACGGTGGAGGACCTGGCGGCGGCACAGTCAGATGAAGCCGGCCGGCTCGAAACCTGGATCCGGTCGATCTTGACGAATGACGAAGCCTCGAGCGACACGGAGTTGGTCGAGCATTTCGTGAATGAGGGCGGCCTGGACCGGACAGTGGCTCAGTTGTGGGTGTCGAAACGGTCAGAGTTCCTGAAAGCCCCCCTGGAGTCCGGCAGTATCCCCGCCCCGGATCCGGTCCCGGCTCCCGAGAAGAAGGACCCGAAGCGGGAGTCGGAGATGTGGTGCAAGTGCGGGTCGGCCTGGACGTTCGGGACCTACCCCCAGGACGGCGAGTGCGAGTGCGGGATCAAGAAGCATCACGTTCATTGTGGTAACTGCGGGAAAGTCTCGCAGATCGGTTGAACCGTTGCAATCTGAAAGGACCCCTCAGATGAGTACCCCAACAGTCGGAACGTACAAAGGCAACCCGGTGCTGACCCTCAACCCGGAGTCAAAGTTCCCGTTCACGTTCGGCCTCAAGAAAGCCGAGATGATCCTGGAGAACCTGGAGGCGATCGAGAAGTTTGTCCGGGCCAGCAAGGAAGTCCCGGCACCGGTGGAGGCTCCGCCGGCGGTGGCAGATGCCGCGTAGTGCAGAGGGGCCTGGGGGACCATACAGTCCCCCGGGCTAATGCACAGTCCCGGTCCCAAGTCCGGGCAGACAATCCACGAAGGAGGACCCCAATGTCAGAAGCGAGAATCGAGTCCACGCCCTGGTTGCCGGTGCCGAGTTTGGGCGGCTACTTCCGGATCGAGCAAGTCAGTTCAGCCGGTCACAAAAGTCTGGTGTTCGCACCGTTCACCCCGGACGGCGGGATTGATGTCGAGTCGGCCTGTGATGTTGACATGGCCAGGATCCCCGAGAACGATCGGCAGAATTGCCTGGAAGTGCAATCCTACCTGGAGGTGACGTTCGGACCCCTCCGGGATCTGTTCACCGGCAACGCCTTCAATGACACAGAAGTCCGAGTAAAGTCACCCCTGGCCTGGGCCGGGATCAGCAGTTCAACCGTACAGTAACGCAGAAAGGACCCCTCAGATGGCACACAACCTGAATATCAAGAATGGCCGGGCGAGTATGATGTATTTCGGGGAATCTCCCTGGCACCGCCTGGGCCAGAAGTTGGACCGGCCGGCCACGGCCGAAGAAGCGATCAAGGCGGCTCAGATGGATTACGAAGTTCGCCCCTATCCGGTGTTTGCGGAGGTCAATGGGGTGATGGTCCCTGTCCCGGATCGCTTTGCCACGGTCCGGACCGACACCCGGGAGGCCCTGGGAGTCGTGTCGTCCGGGTACCGGATCCTCCAGAACGCGAAGGCTTTCGAGTTCTTTGACGGCCTGGTCGGATCCGGGGAGGCTATGTATCACACGGCCGGAGTCCTCGGTCGCGGCGAACGGGTCTGGATCCTGGCGAAGTTGCCGGACTACATCCGGATCAATGGGGAGGACATTGTTGAGAAGTATCTGCTTCTCACGCACGGTCACGATGGCAAGACAGCCATTGTGGGGAAGGTCACTCCGATCCGAGTGGTTTGCGAGAACACCCTGTCGCAAGCCATGAGCCTCGCCGGCCTCTCGGTGAAAGTCAGCCACACCTCCGGAATGGAGGACAACCTCCGGAAGGCCCACCAGATGCTCGGCCTGACCAACAAGTTGTACGCGGACCTGGGCGAGATCTTCAAGGCCATGTCGCTCCGGAAGATCACCTCCCGCGAGTTGGTTGACTATGTGACCAACCTGGTACCGGACCTGGACCCGAAAGTCGGAGAGGATCCGGACAAGTATGACAACCGGAACCGGAACCGCTTTGAAACCCGAGACAAGATCCTCGAATTGGTCGAAGTCGGTCGGGGATCGGCACCGGGGACCCTTTGGGGAGCCTACAACGGAGTCACGGAGTTCGCGGATCATGTCGGTCGGCAGAACGCGGATCCCGGGGACATCGCTCGGGCCTCCATGTTTGGGGCTCGGGAGGACCTGAAAGTCCGGGCCTTTGACCTGGCGAAGTCGATCCTCGCCGGCGGGTCCTGGGGTCCAGAGGCGGTCAACTGAAACACAAGGGCGGGGGATCCTGTCGGGGTCCCCGGCCTTTTTCCGGAAAAGCCTGAATCCGAGTAAACATAGCACGATGGCGGTGTCGATTTGGCTTGACAAGGTGTTCGTTGGAGCAGATGCTCTGAGTGGATTCAATAACACTCGGAGGTTTGCAATGACACGGAGATTGGTTCGGTTCCTGGGATCCCGGAGGGTCGAGTTCCTGGAAAGCACCGATGCAAAGGAGATCCGGTCCTTCATCCGGGAAGTAGAGGCGGCCGGCCTGGTAGTGGTGTATCAGTTGGCAGTTGGGATGGTCAATGTGGTCCGGGCGGAGGATCCCCGGGTGGAGTCACGATGAAGATGAAGGATTGCCGGGTGTATCATTTCGGATACGGCTTCCGGACAAGGGGCGTAGACATCCTGGCCGACAGTGAAGATACGGCCGTTGCTCACCTTGTCCGGATCACCGGCAAGCCGGAGTTGATCCACCGCAAGCCCAAGTCGGTCCGGGAGTACCGGCCGGACCAGGACCTCGGCAGAGTCGAAGTCGCTGATGAAGTGATGGCAAGCCAGTTGTCGGCGGAACGGTTCCCCCTCCTGGCGGCCCTGGGGCCGAAGTCGATCAGTCCCGAGTGGGTAGTCGATCGCTACACGGGCAAGGTCCGGCCGGCCGGGGAGTTCGCAGATTTCCCGGAGTGGATCCTTGACAAGTCGAACCGGCCAACGGTCGATGAAGTGCAACGGCGGGGAGGGAAGGTCAACGCCGGCGGCGGCCTGGATGAACAAATCGCGATCCTGGCCCAAGCCGTCAGTTGGATTGGCGAGTGGACCGGGGAAGAATTGCGGAACGCTATCCTTGACGAGTTGGATCTGTTGCAGAAGGAGTTGTATCGGCCAACGTCCCCGGAAGCCTGGGCGGATCCGGGAGTTTGACCGCCTGGGCAATCTGTTCTCAGCCGCCCCGGACCTTTACAATGCCCTTGTCGCTATGCTTGAGTCGCACCCTCACCGTCCCGGAGATTGCTATTCCGATGATTACATGGGCCAGTGTGTGTGCGAACGTGGCATGGCCGAACGGGCAATCGCAAAGGCGGAAGGGAGGGAAGCATGACACCCGGTAGGTATCAAGTCGTGACGGTCGGAGGGTACGACCTCTCAGAAGTCGCGTCGGCCTTCCAGAAAGAAGTCCGGCGGGGGAACGAAGGGCTGTCCCTGTTTTGGGCGAGTGAGATGGACCTGTCCGGGTATGGGGAGTACGCCTGGAAACGGCTCCGGATCATGGTAAGTGAGGACATCGGCCTGGCCGAACCTATGCTCCCGGCGGTGATTGATGCTCTGTACCGGACCTGGAAGGACCTCCGGGCGAAGAAAGATCAACCGCAACCGTCCCCCCGCTTGATGTTGGTTCAAGCGGTGATGATGTGTGCGAACGCGAAGAAGTCCAGGGCGGTCTGCCATGCGTCAATCGTCACATACCGGTCAAGGCCGAAGGTCGAGATGCCGGATTACGCTCTCGACAAACACACCCGGCGGGGAAGGCAGAAAGGCCGGGGCTTCAAACACTTCTTTGAGGAAGGCGCGAAGTTGTGGCCGGTGGCCGACATCCCGGATCCCTATGAAGCGGAGGCCCGGCGGATCCTGGAGGGCGGGAACGCGGACCCGGAGCCGGAGGCGGATCCTGGCGACGGCGAACCGTTGATGTTGCTGTAAGTCCTGGGGCTGATTCGGTGTCGATACCGGGTCAGCCCCTTTCCATGTCAAAGCGAGTCCTGAATGGCATACGCGAACCTGGATCAAGTTGCACACCTTCTGATGCTTACCCCTCGCCAAGTCAACAACCTGGTGAAAGAGGGGATGCCGAAAGTGGCAAGGGGCGAGTACGACGTTGTGGCTGTCGTGCATTGGTACATCCGGAAGATGAAGGCCCAAGTGGATGCGGCCCGGCGGGGCGACGAAACCGAAGTGCAAGCCAGGGCAAGGCTTGTGAAGGCAACGGCGGACCTCCGGGAGATGGATTTGGCGAAGCAACGGGAGGAAGTGATCGGGTTACTCGATGTGAGGGCGAACCTGGAGGAAGTCCTTGTTGCCACAAGGGCTAAGATCATAGGGCTCCCCAGGCGAGCCGCACCGCAGTTGGTGGGCCGGGACAGCCCGGCAGAGATCCAAAAATTCCTGGAAGAATTGGTCTATGAGGCCCTTGATGAACTTGCAAATCTACCGGAGCGATCGGTCCGCCCTCGAAAGGCTGACGCGTCAAGTGATACCGTCGGCCTGGAGGGTGTTGAGGCCCCCGCCAAAGTTAAGCGTAAGCGGTTGGGCGGATCAGTACCGGATGTTGTCGCCGGAGTCGTCGGCGGAACCGGGTAAGTGGCGGACAGATAGGGCGGAGTATGAACGCGGGATCATGGATGCCTTTTCGGATCCTCTGATTGAGCAAGTTTACATTATGTCGGCCTCGCAGCTTGGCAAGACGGACATTTTGTTGAACGTGTCGGCCTGTTTCATGGACCAGGATCCCGGCCCGATGTTAGTGATGTTGCCGACCCTGGACCTGGCCCGGTCCTGGAGCAAAGACAGATTCACGCCGATGGTCCGGGATACGCAGAAAATCCGGGGGTTGATTGCCGGGCCTCGCACGAAGGACAGTAGCAACGAAACCTTGCACAAGAAGTTTCCGGGCGGCCACGTTACGTTTTGCGGGGCTAACTCCCCCGCCTCGCTATCGAGCCGCCCGGTCAGGATCCTACTGATGGATGAAGTGGACCGGTATCCTTCAAGTGCCGGAACCGAAGGCGACCCGGTGGACCTTGCGATCAAGCGGACGCAGACCTTCTGGAACCGCAAGATAGGTATGACCTCCAGCCCGACAGTTGCCGGTGTCTCAAGAATCGAGTTGGCATACGAATCCTCGGATAAGCGGAGGTACTTTGTCCCCTGTCCCAAGTGCGGCACGTTCCAAGTTCTGATGTGGAAGGGGATCAAGTTTGACAAACACAACCTCTCCCGGGTTTGGTACGAGTGCGAGTCGTGCCATGCGGAGTTGGGGGAAACCGATAAGTACCGGATGATCCGGAGGGGGGAGTGGAGGGCGGAGTTCCCGGAACGGATCAAGTTGGCCGGCTTTCACTTGAACGAGTTGGTGTCGCCGTGGTCCACCTGGGTCGGCGTAGTCGAAAATTTTTTGAAGGCGAAGAAGCGGTTAGAAACGCTGAAAGTATGGGTGAACACGGCCCTCGGGGAAACCTTCCAGGAGGAAGAATCCTTCACGATCAGTTCAGAGAAATTGGCCGAACGCCTGGAGGACTATGACAAGGTGCCGGCTGACGTGATGATGCTCACGGCCGGGGTGGACACGCAAGACGATCGACTTGAGGTTGTTGTCAAGGGATGGGGTTTTCACGATGAATCCTGGCTCATAGACAAGCGGGTGATCTACGGATCCCCGGGCCGGGAAGATACCTGGAAGATGTTGTCAGACTACCTGGGGCAGACCTGGGAAACGGAGAGAAAGTTCTCCCTGGGGATCCTCAGCGTGTGCATCGACTCCGGGGGGCATTTCACGCAGAATGTTTACAAGTATACGAAGAAGAACCAGGGCCGGAGGTTCTTTGCAACCAAAGGCTACGGGGGACACGGCCGGCCGTTGATTGGTAAGGCGAGTAGGAACAACCGGGTCCGGGCGGTTGTGATCCCGATAGGAGTTGACACAGCAAAGGAGTTGGTGTATGACCGCCTGGGGATTGACGAACCGGGCCCGGGCTTCATGCACTTTCCCCGCCTGGCCGATGATGAGTACTTTCAGCAGTTGACGGCGGAGAAGCAAGTCACGCAGTATAACAAGGGCTTCCCGAAAAAGGTGTGGGTGTTGAAGGAGGGCCGCAGAAACGAGATGCTGGATTGCGAAGTCCTGAACCTGGCCGCGTACACGCTGTTGAACCCGAACATGGCCAGGATCAAGGCGGAGTTGGATGTTCTGGCAAAGGAACACGAAACACCGGAGGACAAAGTGGAAGTCGAAACGCCAAATGTCCCAACGCCGAAGCTACGCCCCAGGACCGGCCGTAGAGGGCCACGGGGCGGCTTTGTCGGGAGGTGGTGATGCACGTTCAATTATCCCCCGAGAATCGAGACAAGGTAGTCCAAGCCTCCGGGGTGTCCGGAGTGTCGGTCAATCGACTGGTCAACCTTTTGATCGAAGCCGTTGACATGATGGAGGTTGCAACCGTCCTTCGGGTCAGGGTCCAGATCCCGGAGGCCACTCCGCCGAAGAAGATCTACCGGCACAGAAAGAATTGGGTCCAGACATTCTGACGTGCTATCACTGTTAGTCTGTCAGACATTTGACATTGACCCGGGTACGTTCAAGTGGTAAGTTAGACCGTCACGGCTAAGTGCCGGGCTTGGTCCCTTTCCACGTCAGGCGGGTCCCCTGTTTGCGGCAGGGGATCCGCCGGTATACTGAGAATGAACGTACCGAGCGAGATCCACAGCAAAGACAGTTATGAATGGTCCGAGTCAATCAGTGGCTACCCGGCTACTGATTGGACCTTAAAGTTGTTCCTCCGGGGTCCTTCAATCCTCGATGTAACCGCGACCGCAGACGGCGTTGACTACCTGTTCAGTATCCCCTCGACAGACACAGCAAACCTAAAACCGGGCCAGTACGCCTGGGAAGCCGTTGTCATTCAAGGGGTTGGTGTCAATCGGCACCGGGTCGGGTCCGGGAGCCTCCAAGTCACAGTATCCCTGGAACAGTTATCGGCCGGCTATGAGAGCCGGAGCATGGCCAGGGTCACACTGGAAAACCTCGAAGCGATTATCAAGAAGCGGTCGACCGAAGGCTTTGAATCGGTTGTGATTGCCGGCCGGAGTGTGACGAAGATGAAGTGGACCGACATTTTGACAGCCTACTCGCATTTCAAGGAGTTGGTCCGCCAGGAAGAACAAGCCGAAAAGATTGCCCGGGGTGAATCGGCCCGGCGGATCCTTGTGAGGTTCCCCGCATGAATATCCTCCAGAGGCTCAAATTTGCCTTCTCCGGGCCGATCTCCGAAAGCCGCCTCTCCGGTACCCCTGGGAGCGAAAGGCGGTTCCTACGCCGTCTACGGAGTTACGAAGCGGCTAAAACAAACCGGTTAAACTCCGATTGGCCAACCTCCGACAGTTCCGCAGATTCAGCCATATACGCCGACATGAGGGCTTTAAGGGCCCGGGCAAGGTGGCTTTCCAGAAATGATGGCTATGCGGACCGGTACCTCCGCCTGGTGCGGCAGAATGTCCCGGGGCCAACCGGCTTCAAGTTTCAGTCGGATGTCCGGGAACCCGATCGGCAAGGCAAGATGGTCAAGGACCGGGTCGCGAACACGATGATCGAGCGAGAGTTCGCACGGTGGAGCCTTCCCCGCTATTGTACGGTCACTGGCCAGATGTCGCTCCGGGAGGTGCAACACCTGGTCGCAGTTAGCCTGAAACGGGATGGCGAGTTCCTGGTGCGGAAGGTCCGGAACGGATCCGAGTATGGGATCCAGTTGCAAGTCCTTGAACCGGACATGATTGATGAAGGTCTGAACACGGACCTGGGCAACGGCCAGTATATCCGCATGGGGATCGAGTTTGACGAATGGCGGCGGCCGATCGCATACCACCTGAAACGCTACAACCCGGCGGTCGAGATGTACGGGACAGATGCTTACCTCTCCGGTCAGCACCAGAGAGTCCCGGCAGACGAGATATACTACGGCTTTGACGGAGATCGAGCGTTTCAGTCCCGGGGTGTTTCCCGCCTGGCAAGCGGGATGTCGCGGTTGCGTATGCTCTCGGGCTATGAGGAAGCCGCAGTTGTCAACGCCCGGGTATCGGCCGCGAAGATGGGCTTTTTCAAGAAGTCGGCAGATGCAGTTGGTGAATACACCGGGAATGATGTCGATGGAAACGATGTCCTGACAGATGCGGAGGCCGGAACCTTTGAAGAGTTGCCGGTCGGATGGGATTTCGCTCCCTGGGATCCGCAGTATCCCTCGGGGGAACATGAACCCTTTGTCAAGCGAACGCTCCGGGGGATCGCTTCCGCGTTCAATGTCGCATATAACACCTTTGCGAATGACCTGGAGGGGGTGAACTACTCCAGTATCCGGGCGGGCCTGTTGGATGAGCGAGAAGCCTGGATCCTGGACCAGGAGATTGTCAAGGAAAAGTTCCTTTTGCCGATGTTTGAGGATTGGCTGGAGATGGCCATACTCAAACGCCGGCTCCCTCTCCCGATCAGCAAGTTTGACAAGTTCAATGCCCCGGTGTTTACCGGCCGGCGGTGGCCCTGGGTCGATCCGGAAAAGGACATCAAGGCAAAGATCCTTGAAGTCCAGAACGGAATGACCTCACTGTCCCAGGTTGTCGCTGAGAGGGGGGACGATCTTGAGGATGTCCTCGCGGAGATCGCGGAGGACCAAGCCCTTGCGGAGAAATACGGGGTGACGTTGGCGTTATGGGCTCCGGCCAAAGGGGAAGCCGAACCGGAAGAAGAACCGGAGGAAGAATCGGAGGAAGAATCGGCGGAGCCGCCGGCAAGGGGAGTTGACATCGTGACAGCAATCATGGGAGGCAACGGTAATGGGTCCCATTGACTTGACAAAGATCATAGGGCAAGCCGTCGACCGGGTGTTCTCCGGCGAGTTCGAGAGAAAGGAAGGGGAGGATACCCTCGGCCTTTCCTTTTCCTCGGAAGTCCCGGTGGAAAGGTGGTACGGGTACGAGATCCTGGACCACTCTCCGGAGGCTGTTGTCCTGGACAGACTGAATGACGGAGCCCCGGTCCTCCTGGACCACAACCGGGAGATGCAAGTCGGGGTGATCGAGAAAGCCTGGGTCGATGAAGGAGCCCGGCGGGGGAAGGCGGTGATCCGCTTTTCCAGGGTCGGCCGGGGTCCGGAGGTCAGGACCGATGTTGAAGATGGAATCAAACGCAAGACCTCGGTCGGGTACATCGTGCATGATGCAGTGGAGGCCGGCAAAGTCAATGACGTGCCGGTGATCCGCGTTACCCGATGGGAACCGATGGAAGTCAGTATTGTTTCCGTCCCGGCTGACGTGACGGTCGGAGTCGGGAGAAGTGCCACGTCACAAACATCATCCACAAGCAAAGAGGAGGGTAGAGCCATGCCCCCTGAGATCACGAATGGCCCGACTCCCGAACAGATCGAACAGATCCGGGCGGAGGGAAAAAAGGCGGAAACGCTCCGGGTGTCGGAGATCGAAGCCGCGTCCGCGAAGTTTGTCGGGCGGGTCGAGAACCTGGACGACCTCCGGACACAAGCCGTGAAGGAGAACTGGACGGCAGACCGGTTCATGGGCGAGATTGCCCTGAGGATCACGGATGGCCGGCCGATCGACACGCCGAAGTCCGAAGTCGGAATGACGGCGAAGGAGATCAAGGAATACAGCCTGGCCCGAGCGATCCGGCACCGGCTTGACCCCCGCTTCCCGGCGGACCTGGAGATGGAGGTCCACCGCCAGTTGGAGAAGCAGATGGGGAACGCCACGCATGGCGGGATCCTTCTCCCCTGGGACATCCAGAAGGAGGATTCCCGGTCCATGTTTGACGATCCGATGTACCGGCAGTTCTTCCAGAAACGCGACCTCCTGACCACAAGCAACGCCTCGGCCGGGTACCTGGTCGAGACAAGCCTGTTGGCGGGGTCCTTCATCGAGATCCTGCGGAACCGGGCCCTCTGCTTCAACCTGGGTGTCAGGATGCTCCCCGGCCTGGTCGGGAAGATCGCGATCCCCCGGCAGACCGGATCCGCGACCGCATTGTGGGCGACAGAAGGAACGGCGGTCGGAACGGAGTCCACGCAGACCTTTGACCAGGTCAGCCTGACCCCGAAGGAAGTCGCCGCGTTCACGGACATCTCCCGAAAGATGCTCATGACCTCCACGCCGGCGGTTGAAGGCTTGGTCCGTTCGGATCTGGCCGCAACCCTGGCTCTCGCGATTGATGCCGGTGTCCTGAATGGCGGCGGCACACTCGAGCCGACCGGGATCCTCAATACCTCGGGGATCGGATCAGTCACCGGGACGAGCCTGGCTTTCGCGGGTGTGGTCGAGTTCGAGACGGATGTCGCGGCGGCCAACGCCGATGTCTCCACCATGGCGTATGTGACCACGCCGGCGATCTACGGGTTGCTCAAGACCCGAGTCAAGGAGACGAACTTCCCGTTCTATCTGTTGGAGAATGGGATGCTCAACGGGTATCCGGCTTACCGCACCAACCAGATGCCGACCGCGAAGATGGTGTTTGGCAACTTTGCGGAGGCGTTTGTCGGGATGTGGGGCGGCCTGGAGATCCTGGTCAACCCGTACCGGCAAGACATCGAAGGCCTGGTCAGGATTTCGGCCTGGCAATCGGTTGATGTCGGGGTGCGACACGCCGGCAGTTTCTCGGCGGCGGCCTCGATCACCTGACCGTGATCGGTCAAGATGCCTCTCACCACTGAAAATGCCTGGGGGCTTTTGCCCCCAGGCGTTCATTCCACAAAGCAGAAAGGACCAAACCCTATGGCGGTCGAGAAGATGATGAAGGTCAGACTCACTCGCGGGATCTTCATTGATGGACAGCCGTTCAAGGCCGGGGACATTGTTGAAGTCTCGGTCCGGGACGGCCGTTACTTTATCGGCATGAAGAAGGCGGAGGAAGTCAAGGATGCCGGATCCAAGCCGATGAAGGCGGAGAAGTGAGATGACAGAGTTTGGGGCCGTTGACGATCTGTTCCCGGACGAGTTGGCCCAACTTGTCACCGTGACGATCGCCGGGGTGTCGCAAGACATCCGGGGAGTCTTTGTGGACGAGTATAGTACGACTCAGTTGTTCAACGGGGCAGTAGAGAACGCCTCCCCAAGCCTCACGGTCAGGACCTCGGATGTGGAGGGGATCGGGAGGGGGAGTTCTGTAATCGTTGACGGCCTCACCTATTTTGTCGTTGAAGTCCGGCCAGATGGTGCCGGCGTTACCACGTTGATACTGTCGAAAGACTAATGTCGATCGCGAGACAGGACATAGTTGATGCAGTAGTCTCCCGGCTCCAGGGGATCCTCACCACCGGAGGATACAGTACCAACTTGGGAACGTCAATCCACAAGTTCCGGGCCACGGTGTTCGGCCAGGAAGAATTGCCGGCATTGAACCTCCGGGACATGGAGGAAGTGGTTGAAAGTCTGGATGAAGCGGAGCAAATGGCTCAGTTGTCGCTCACCTTCCAAGCGGAGATAGCCGTGTCGAACGGCCGGACATCTGACAATGACATGAGGACGTTGATTGCCGATGTCTGGATGGCCCTGGGGGTCGATCCGACCTTTAGCGGAAAGGTCAAGTCCACTTACCGGATTGGGGACAGTATGGTCCTGGACCAGGAGGCAGATGCGATCGCCGGGGCGTTGTTGGAGTTCAGGTGTGTGTACCATGACTTTCAATTCATCACGGATGTAATACCGAATTAGCCTAACGGAGGTGCGAGATGGCACTTGGATTCAACAGACGGCGGATCAATGTCAAGGGCGGCGGGACCCTGCAAGTCCGGGAGGTCGATCCTACCCCTGGATCCTGGCAGACCATTGGCTTTATCAAGGACAGTACGTTTGTCCTGGAGCCTCAGATGGTCGAGTCGATTGACGACAAGGGGGATCAGATCGACAACAAGATCGGTGGGAAGAAGGCATCCTGGCGGGCAACGCTGATGCAGAGTTCGAAGGACGAGTACCAACTGGTCAAGGACGCGGAAGAGAAGATCTATGAGATGTACTACCACGTCCTGAACGCTGACGGAAACCACTTTGAGGTGGTGTTCCCCCTGGTCAGGATCAAACCGGGCTTTGAGTCCAGTTTCCAGGCGGCAACGGAACGCGGGATCCAGGTCGAGTTTTATGCCCTGGCTCCGGCAACGGCATTGACCCGAACGCCGACAGCATACAATTCCCTCCAGTGGGAGCCGTTCGTGATCAGCGAGAACGCCTCGGAGCAAGGGGCTCCCTCCGACAACGCCTCGGTCCCGGCCGGTGCGATCTAAGGAAGGGGGTCAGAAATGAGCCTCGGATTCAATCGCAGACGGATCTTTGTCAAGGGCCTGGGGAATGTCGAAGTCAGGGAGGTTTATCCCTCGACCGGGACGGCCTTTCAATCCCTGGGCTTCCTTGAACAGGCGACAATCTTGATCGAGCCGGAGGAAGTCGATGTTATGACCGACATCGGAGCCAGGGCCAATGTCTTGACTCAATCGCGGCGGATCACTTTCACGGCGAACCTACTCCAGACGGCAAAGGACGAGATTTCCTTTGTCACCGGGAATGAAACGAAGGAGTATGAGGTCCGGTACTTTGGCCTGGCGGGTCCTGGGGTCTACCAGTGGTTCCTTTTCCGCCGGTGCCGGATCACGCCGCAGTTGGGGCTTGATTTCAAGCCGGGCCAACGGTTGCTCCCGGTCCAAGTCAATGTCCTGGAGCCGGAGGATTCCCAGGGCTCGGATGAAATGTATATCCAGGAAGTCGGAGGCTTGCTGTATCCCTCCGGCCTGGAGTTGTGGGCGGATCCGGCCATGGTCAAGGACCTTGACACGGTAACGGTCAGAGATGTTTCGGGCTTTGACCGTGATGCCACGCTGTCCCCCTCGGGGGATGTCACGTCAATCTGGAATGACTCGGGGAGTCCGGTGTTCTTCCGGTTTGACGGCTCCAATGATTACGCTTCCTGGGGGGACATCCTGGACGATGATGATTCGGGGGATTTTGTTGTAGAAGCCTGGGTCAGGGTCCAAGCAGCGAACGGGACGGAGGAAGCCATACTGTCGAAGAAGTCTGTACTAACAGACGACACGGCCGGCTTTGTCCTGTACCGCACGACCGGAAACAATGCGGCCTTCAAGTTGTCAAGCGGGTCGGCCTCGGCAGAGGCGGTGAGTACGGGCGGGTCGATCACGCAGAATGTCTGGAAGCACGTTGCCGTATCGGTTGATCGGAATGGCAACGCTCAGATGTATGTCAACGGGGTGGCCTCCGGGTCCCCGGTGTCGTTTGATGCTATCGGGACCGGGGCCAACGCTGTTGCACTCTACCTGGGGCGGTGTGGCACGAACTACGGGCAAGTGGATGTCGGGTCTGTCCGGGTGTTCCGGTATACTACCGGCAACTTGCCCTCAGATGTGGCGACCAGGATCGCAAGTCACTTTGACGCGGAACGGGATGCTTACGGGATCTAACCATGCTCAAAGCCGTTGATTTCAGGGCCGTCAAATTCTATTCGTTGAAGGCTGATGTAGGGGAGCCCAAGACGATATTCAAACTCGGTCACATTGATTCAGGTGTCCGGGCAAGGATCCTTGACGGTGCGGCCAGGGCGGTTCAGGATGGATCGGCAAAGGCAGAGGGAAGAAACGTGCGACTCGATCTTCTCCCGGCCTCGTTGTGTGTCGAGTTCGTCAGACATGGACTAAAGGGGTGGGAGAATTTCCCGGCGGAGTTCAGTACGGTGACAATCGACATCCCGGGCCTGGGTCCCAGGTCTGTTGTTTCGGAGGATGCTTTGAATGTCCTCCAATGGGATTGGCTGGTCGAGATAGCCTCGGAGATCATGTCACTCAACACGGTCGAAGGTGATGACCTAAAAAACTGACACTGGCCGTCAGAGAGTTCCTGGAAACGGGATCCCTGGCGGCCGATGACTCCGGGGTTGCAGACCTTATCAGATTTGCCCACGATGTCGAAGCCGGATCGCTCCGGCTCTCCCTCTCCGAATGGTTGGCGTTGCCGGCCGTCCTCCATGCCACGTTGAACATCTACCGCCAGGAAACGAGACAGCACTATGAGAACCAGAAGGGGTTGAAATGATCGGGGACCGCGAGTTCCTGTTACTGATCTCGGCAAACGACCGGGCAACAGCCGCATGGTCCAAGTTCTCGCAGAAAGTTGGCCAGGACATCGGGAAGATGTCAACGGCGATGTCGGGTTTCAACCGCCTGGCCGGGACCCTCTTGACCGGTGCGTTTATCAAAAAGACCCTCGACCTGGCGAAGGGTCAAGAACAGGCCCAAGCCAAGTTGGTCGCGGCTCTCCGGAATGTCGGGATCACCTCGCAGGAAGTCGCTCAAGGGATGTATGACTATGCTTCGGCCATGCAACAAGTCACGACATTCGGGGACGAACAAGTCATAGCGGCCCAAGCGGTGTTGACGGCCATGACCGGTGTTGCGGGGAAGGGCCTGGAGCCGGCTACAAAGGCGGCCCTGGACCTGGCCTCCGCTATGCAGATGGATGTGGAGTCGGCCGCGTTGCTGATCGCGAAGTCGGTCGGAGGGATGAACGCCCTCGGCCGGTATGGGATCCAAGTCCAGTTGGCCGGGACGGCCTCGGAGAAATTGGGGCAAGTGGTAGAGGCGGTGGCAAAGAAGTTTGGCGGATTTGCGGAAGGGGAGGCAAAGACCGCGACCGGTCGGATCAAACAGATGGAAAACGCCCTGGGGGACCTCGGGGAACAGATAGGATCCTTCATAGCGGAAAGCATCCGGCCGATCATCGGGGAATTGATGAAGGGCCTTCCGTATGTCGCGAAGGTCTTGGCAACGGCCTTCCAAGTTGTCAAGACGATTATTACCGGGGTTGTCTCGGCTGTTGTCACCCTGTTTTCCTATATCGAGAAGTTTGGGAATTTCATGGGATGGTGGAAGTCGAACGTCTTTGGTCCCGCCGCCCTCAAAGGCGAACAGATGTTGCTGGATGGGATCGCGGATATTGGGAAGATTTGGCAAACCGTCGAGAACAACGCGGAGGCATACGGCCAAGCGGTTAATGATGCCGGCGAAGGTACGAAGGAGTTGTACCTGACGATGAAGAAGATGGAGGCGATCGAGCCGGTGTATGTCTCCGATGAACAGAAGAAACGGATGGAAGATTCGGTCGCTTTGGCTCAGAGGATCGCAGATTGGATGCGGACGGCGGAATCGGTCCAGCGGGAGTTGTTAGCGGAGTCCCATAAGGCTTTCATCGACCGGGTATCAAAGCAAGTGGAGGAAGTCGCGGCGGTCACGGTCGCCACGCTTGATGATGCCATGTTGCAGATCGGCCTGGGGTGGCAGATGTTGTTTGACTCGATGGGGGCGGGGATCGACCGCATGGCGAACGCCCTGGTTTCGGGATTGTCAGATGCCTTTGAGAGGATCTTTCAAGGGGCGAACAGTTTGGTCGAGCAATTTGCCCTGGGGGTGATTGAAGCAATCGGGCAGATCATGGCCCGGCTTGCCGCCTCCGCCGCAGTGGCGGGGCTCCTGTCGTTGATTTCTGGCGGGGGCCTGGCGTTCGGGTCTACCTTTTTCGGGCTGACCGGGATCCAGTTACACCGGGGCGGGACAGTCCCGAAGGCCCATGATGGGGCCTTTATTAACCGGAGTGCCGGGACAGAAGTCCCGATCCTGGTACGCGGGGGAGAAACGGTCCGGACAGAGGCCCAAGAAGCCGTGTTGATGCAGAGGCTTGGGGCGGTGTCGGGCCTGGAGAAACAGATCGCGGGATTGGCCGAAGCAATACGCGACTCGAATCAACGGCCGATTGTCTTTGAAAACGTCCTGGAGGGGCAACGGTTCCTCCGGAAAGAAATGCCGGCCTATGAGGTGTTCAAGTCGAAGAAGGAGGTAAGTCGGTGATCCGGGTGACGTTCACAAACGGATCGACCGGAACGGAGTACGATGTCACCGGGCGGATACATCCTGGGGACGGATTGATCGTGACAGACGAGATCGAGAGGCAAGCCTTTCAACGGGTGGTCGGAGATGTCCAGATGCGGCTGTCGAACATGGACGGCTTCTTTGACTCGCTGTTGCTCACCTCGCCGGCCAGTGTCCTCTGGCGGATCCGGGTCAGTGAGGATGGCGGGGCAAAGTGGGCGGGGATCCTGGACCGGCCCTCGGTGGTGTTTGATAAGAAGGGGAAGTGGGTGTCGGCTACGGCTTTCAGCAACGCCAAACGAATGTGGGAGATCGCGGCCCGGACCCGGGTCACGTTGGACCCGCTTGATGTCCCGACAACCGGACCCTTTGCCGGGGATCCAGAGCCAGAGTTTTTGACGGTGCAAGACGTGATGAATAGCCTGGTAGGGCGGGACAATCTTTCAGATGGCTATACGCTGTTCCGGTACCTGGACCTGACCGTGTACGCGGATCGGCAGATTCGCGGCTTTGGTGACAGCACGACCTGGGGGAACGCCGGCCGATGGGTTGACTTGATGCCGGATACCACGGTGGCGGAGTTGTTGGAGGCCATGTCGCAGTATTACAATGCCGAGTTTTACATCGACCCGGCGACCTCGACCTTGAAGATGTACCCCCGGCTGAAGCCGTCTTTCGTGAGTGCAATCGACCTGGACCCGTACCTTGACAACAAGACGGAGCCGACCTTTTACCTCCAAGATTCCTCGAAGGTGGACTATGTGAGGACCTACGGGCCGGCCTCGGTTCCACCTCCGACCCTGGTGAAGGTGGAAGAACTGGAGCGAACGTACTCAAGCGAGTTTCAGGGTGTCACGCCGTTGAAGTACCATTACTACAAGGTGGTAGGCTTTATCGCCGGCAACGCCAGGGCGGAAAGTCCGGCCCTGGAGGTGTACCTGGGATCCACGGTTCAAAGTGCGAACGGATGGGCCGTCACGGTCAAGGTCCCGGCCTTTGATGCCGCGTTCACCGAACGGCGGTTGTATCGGAAGTCCTGGAGTACCGGTCGATGGTATCAGATTGACACCTCGGCGGGTGGCGTGACGGAGGATACAGTCCGGGATTTTATTGCTAACCCTGCTCTGACCAATTACCCCGGATGGTATCCTCCCCAGGATTTCACGGTGGATGGGACGTTCCATGCTTACAACCGCTATGACGAAGAGGTTGCCGCCTGGGATACGCCGATCACTGATTACGGATCGACAGCAGTTGACGGTGAGGTGTTTGACGTTGTTCCCCGGCTAAGATTCCAGGCTCCGCCAGGATCCGGGACCGAGAAGCCGCATGATCCGTATGACACGTATTCCTTCTTCAACCGGGACATGACGTACACGAAGATCACACAACAGTTCCGAGATATGTTCGAGACGAAGCGGAGGATCGTTTGTAGGCTCAAAGGGACAAACTGGAGTATGTACCAGGTTGTCCGGTCAAAGGTGTTTCCGAATGATCTGACGGCGGATCCACACATGATTATCCGGAAGGTAGCCGTTGACCACATGGCCAAAGAAACAGACGTTGAATTGGTGACTCTATGAACAAGTATAGTCCGACCTACATAGCGGGATCCGGCCGGCCTCGGTTGTTGGTGATCGAAGAAACGGACCTTTATACCTCCGGTGTCGCGACCACCTTTACATCGACCTCAGTTCAAGAGACAAGCGGAACCTGGCCGGAAGTTCAGGCCGGTATGCGAGTCGAGTCGGTTGTCGCAGGGGCCTCTCATGATGAACCGACCTATGCGAAGATCACGGAGATCAACGGGGATACGCTGACAGTAGATGCCTGGAGTAACGGGACCCCGAGCAACGGGGAGATTGCTCATGTCAACGGGTGGGTGATCGACCTCCCCTATTGTCGAAAACTGGTCGAGACATTCTCGCCGGACGTTCTGATCCATGAGTTGTACGCGGGGGACGCGGGATCCAAGTTCGAGACGGAGTTCCGGGGATGGAAGTATGGGGCGGTCCTGGACTACTCTGACTACCTCAGTGGGGACGTGATGCTCGACCTCGGGCCGGCCCTCAGTCAGAAGTTGACGGATCAGTTGGCCCTCATTCCTCGGAAGGACGAGCCGGCGTTTGTTTACAATGTCTTTTACGATGGTCCAGTTGACATGGCATTGTTTGGCCGAACCCCTGGTTATCAAGGTGTTGTCTTGACCTTCCGGGGACAAGAAAATGTACCGAGTTGGCCTCTCAGTGGAGGCTACGGGACGTTGTATGCCACAGATTACGGAGATCGACTATAAGGAGATGGGACCATGCCGCGAGTAGCCACAACCAACCTTAGCCTGGGGACCTGGGCTCAGAACGAACATCCGGGAGCCGGAAGTCAGTCAGTTGACAGCAACGGCTTGAATGGTAACTGGTTGAAGTTAGACACGGCCGTTGGGGTCGGTCACAACGCCGATGGATCGCACAAGTCGGGGGTGATTGACAAGGCACAGTTGGCAACCAGTGTGGCGGACGGCTCCACGATCGAGAAAGATGTGTCGGTCGGGTTGAAGGTCAAGGACGGTGGCATCACAAAGACTCAGTTGGCTACCACTGTCGCAGATGCGAGTACGATCGAGAAAGATGCCTCAGTCGGCCTCCGGATCAAAGACGGAGGGGTGACAAAGGCGAAGTTGGCAACGGCGGCGGCAGATGCGACCACGATCGAGTTAGATTCGGGAGTCGGGCTACGGGTCAAGGACGGCGGAATCACCCTGGCCAAACTCAGTGGCGAGAACCCGGCACGTCAGCACGTTTATATGGTCACTGACGAGTCGTCCACGATCAAAAACAACGGCTTGACGATGAACACGACCAACGGGATCCCCTTCCCGGTGTCAGGTCATGTTGTCCGGTTTGGTCACTGCAATCAATCAACGGGAGTTGTCACCTGGGCCACGGGATCATTCTCGGCGGATCCGAACGGCCTCCAGTGGAGCAATACCACGAAGTTGCAGGTCGATTACTCCAGCACGAAGTACCGGGTCCTGGCCAATGGATCGCCGGGGGGGAGCAACCTGGAGATAACAGTCAGTCGGGCGGACGGCTTCCTGGTCATTTGGGTTGAAGTGGACTAATGCGAAAGATCTTTTTCCCGGACAGCGTAGACGATTTCGGCCTCCACCAGGAACGGGAGGCCCGGAACCTTGTAGTGTCGAAGGAAGGGGTCCTGGACCTGGAGGATGTTGCTATTGCTCTCCGGGAGGTGCAACGGTACCTGGTCGAGAACCCGATCAGTAGCACGACAACGGGGGAGGATAATTCCGGGCTTGCCGGGAGAGTCGCGGTCCTGGAGGCGGCTGTCGCGGCTCTCCAATCGGATGTCGCCAGTTTGGATTCCCGGGTTGATGCCCTGGAGGGAGCGACCACACCGCACGTTGAAAAATATCTTGCGGAGGACGTTGTGGCGGGGATCGGATACACCTTCAACTTTGGGACGACTTATGTTTCCTCCGATGATTACATGGCGATTGTCCAGGGCTATGACTACTCGGGGGATCCGATCGCGGTTGCAGTGACAAAGTATTCGGGCTCGGTGTTTGTGGATCCTCTCGAAGATTGCGAGAAGGTGTTTATCTATTGCGTACCGATTGTGTGAGGATGCCGATGAAACGATGGCTTTTGGCCGCGTTGTTCCTGGCTGTTTCGGTCGGTTACGGTCAATCCTATGATTCCCCGAAGTACCGGGACCTCAAGATGCAACGCTCGGTCCTGGGGGACAGTAGCGGAACGCCAACCACGTCCGGGAGGGCCGGGAGGCTGTTTGCGAAAGGCAATCAAGGTTGGTGGATGCTGTTGCCGGACGGTCAAGTGTTTCAGATCAAGGACACGCTCTGGATCCTCCAAGTCATTGAGGATAGTTCGATGTTGGTGTATTCCAGTAGCGGCCGGATCATTCGGGACAGTTCGGGAGTCCTGGTCAATTCTCTGTTGGAGCAATCGGGGAACGTCACAACGGTCTACGGGCCTTTGAAGGTCAGTGGATCGACAGCATACCTCGGGCTCCCCTCGCTCACAACGGCAGAACGAAACGCTCTCACGGCGATTGCCGGCTACATGATTTACAATTCAAGCGTTGACTCAGTTCAGGTGTACTATGAGTCGGCCTGGCACAACCTCGGGGAGGGCGGGAGTAGCCCGGGCGGGGTCCCGGATTCGGCCGTTGTCGCAAGACGAGCCTGGCGGGGACCGGATGATTCGCTGTTCTTGCCGATGGAACCGTACCCGGATGTCGGAAGTGGTTGGCATTTGTATCTCGGCTCAAACGATACGGTCGGGACAGAGGAAGGGAACAAGGGGGTCCTGGGGATCTACTTTGGCGGCGGCGGTGACACGATGATCACCAGTGAACGGTACCCTCTCGGGATCATGCCCTACGCTATTGACGTAGACTCGATTGCGGTTGTGACGATCGGAACGGCTTGTGATGTGGAGGCGGAGGTGTGGTACGGAACGGATCCCAATGGCACCGGAACGGAAGCCAGTAGCGGCAACGTATGGGACCTGGGGAGAGAGGTGTTGAATGTGAATTTTACGGTCCCGGCCTCCAACGCGGTGTGGGTCACTTGGTCGAACCTGACAGACATCCCCAAACGATGGCTGATGGTCCTTTATGGCCGGAGATAGATGATGAAACGGATCCTGGCTCTCGCATTGTTGGTGTCGGTCCAGGCCCTCGCTCAGTCGGGCGGTTGGTTGCCTTTCTACAAGGCGAACCGAACGCCTGGGGGAGGCACAAGTTGTGACGGTCCGCCTTTTTATACGGACCTGTCAGCCCTGACAACCGGGAACCTTGACGGACAAGCCGGATGGGTTGACAAGTCCGGAGCCGGGAATTATTTCCAGGTTGTCAACGGAAGCGGTGTGTACGGGGCGGAAGCGACCTGGTCAACGGTAGAGTGTGCAATCGACACGGGCAACTGTCAGACAACCGATCAAGACCAATGGGTTGCTTTCATTTTCAAGCAGGGATCCGGCACTCCAGGGGGAGGATCCAGTTACGGGATCGCAGGACGGTGCAACGCGGCCGGCGACTCGATGATCTGGCTTGGCTATGATAAGTCGTCCGGCCTGTACCTGGGATCGCAATTAGGCTCCAGTTGGTCGCAGTATACCTGGACCTCGGTAACGCTCAGTGACGGTGATTCGGTGACGATGGTTCTGAATGGAACTGCAATCACGGTTTACCAGAACAGCACCTCGCGGATCAGTTACTCGGATGCCGGGGTGTTCAACAGCGGGACCGCCCGGTACATGGGATTGATGTCGATAGGTGATGAAAGTCCGACTTGGTATATCCTCCGATGGAGGGGAGGCGATCCATGACCGCCTGGATCCTGGCCCTGTTGATGTTCTTTCCGGGCCAGAAATATGTGTCAGCCTCGGCGGGATCCGGCGGTGACGGTAGTTTCTCGGATCCCTGGCAGTTGTCCTATGCCTTGCAGAACGCCTCACCTGGGGACACGGTGAATTTGTTTGCCGGGACGTACACGGCCTCGGGATCGGGCGTTGCGGTGTTCGAGTTGGAGGTTTCCGGGACAGCCTCGCAGTGGATTGTTTTCCGGAACTACCAGACGGACGTTTGTAGCCTGTCCTCGTATGAGGCCCTGAATGTGACGGACCGGCACTATTGGGCGATCGAAGGCTTGCGGTTTCACATTGAAACCGGTGCGGCCAGGATTAACTACGGGTCCTCCTGGTGGATCCTGAAAGACTGTCGATTTTACGGTGACAGTGATTACCCCTCAGATGGTGATTCCCCATACTATTCCTTGGGGATCGACAGTTGTTTCTATTTCCGGATCTACTCGACCCTTGTGGACCGGGAAGATGGTGACAATACACCCGATGAAAACTATATCGGGGACGGTATCCGGATCACGACCAACAGCCAGTACGGCACAGTTGAAGATTGCGAAGTTACCCGGGTCGGCCACGTTGCCCTGGCCCTTGATGCTGATTACCAGACTCACCCGCACGGGAGGGCAAACGGTGACGGCCGGGTCAAGAATATGGTGCTGCGGGACAACCGGCTCCACTACATACACACCGGGACCGGCGGTGCTTTTTGGGCTGAATGGAATATGTGGGAGGGGAACCGGGTATGGTACCCGGAACGGTGCCTGGCATCCCGGGGAGGCAACGCTTTCCAAGTCAGCACAAGGTACAGTGTCTTTCGGTTCAATATCGGTTGGAACGACACAACGTATGCGAGTAGCGATTGGGGGAGTTATCATCAGACCGCCTCGCTAATCAATATGTATAACGATGTTGACAACAATGACGGCAGACACGCTACGTTCAGCAATCGCAGTTACCAGGAAACGTACTACGGGGAGAACGACAGCCCGGTAGGGCATGGCCGGGTAGTCCAGGGATTCTACCAGGACGGCTTTGACCAGGATGCCAATGACCGGCAGTTTGATGACAACAAGTTCAAGATGGTCATGTGGGTCACGCCGGAGGATACTGTTGCCGTGGTTCATCACAGCCTGGCGATCACAAAGGCAAATTGGGATTGGTTGTTCGAGAAGTGTCTGTTTTACCGGCCTGGGGCCGGGGACATCTGGAGGGGCTTTTGGTCGGGTGATGCAGACTTTGAGAACTACACCCTCGCGGAGTTGGTGTCGGCCATGCCCTCAGCCTACGTTGACAACGTAGTCGATGATCCCGAGTTCGTTGACGTGACGAACCAGGGCCCGAGCAAAGATTTCAGTCTGTCGGAAGGATCCCCGGCGATTGATGCCGGGATTGCCCTGACACTCACGAACGGATCCGGCTCCAGTAGCAACATTGTGACGGTAGATGATGCCTCATGGTTCTTCTTCAACTGGGGAGGGATGCCCTGGGAACGGGGGGACAGCGTTTTGATCCGCAGTGGATCGACAGATGTACGGGCGGAGATCGACAGCATAGACTACACGCTCAACCGCCTGGTGTTGGTTGCGAGTACCACCTGGGCTGACAATGACTCGGTGTACCTCTGGAAGTCATGGCGGTCCCGGACCGGGCAGTATATCACAAGGTTCAGAGGCTCCCGGCCGGACCTCGGGGCAATAGAATACGGAACAGATGAAGGAGGGATACCGGCTTACCTCCGCCGGCGGATCTTGATTCATAGGGAGGGGTGAATGGACAATCCAATGGTGTACGTTGCATTGGGGACGTTCCTGGGAGGGATCATTGTCAGCATTGTCACGAAGTTGCTTGGCCGCGACCGGGACACGATCGAGAAAAGGATGGATCGGGCAGAAGCGAAGATTGCCGGGGTCCATGATGAAGTCGCAGACGTGAAGGGGAATTACAATGCGAAGTTTGCAAAGGTCCACGATCATTTGAACCGGGTCCACCTGAACATCCAACGGGACATCGGGGACATCAAGGTAGCACTTGCGAGATGTCCGGTGAACAATGTCGCGGAAGGGGCAAGGCAATCACACTCAACTGATGAAGGAGGTTGCGTATGAAGGCGATCACGGATTTCTTGGTCGGGAAAAAGACGTACATCGTCCTGGCCGTTGCTCTGATCTTCAACCTCGGGGTGGCCCTGGGCTTCTGGCCCGTTGACAATCAGACCTGGGGGGTTGTGGACAGCATCTTGATCTTCCTCGGCCTCGGGACGGTCCGGGCCGGCATGAAAACAACGGCCTCGAGCCTGGACATTTCCGGGACGGTTGGCTTTCTGTCGGGCTACAAGACCTACATTGTTGTTGTGGCCGGGATCGCGTACAACCTTCTGATATTGTTTGGGGTTATCACGCCGGAGTGGCCGGGCCTGGCAGTGATTGACGAGTTGTTCTTGGCCCTCGGCCTCGGGACCTTCCGGGTTGCTCTGGCCGGCTACACAAAGGGGCCGGCACAATGAAGTTCAATGGTGAGGTTATCATCCTGGCGGTTGTATTCGTGATCCTGGCGGTCGGTGCCGGGATGTGGATTGAACACGCCCGGTATGATCGGATGATTGCCTCGGCCATACCGGACACCGTTTGGCGGAACGCGGATACGCTCCGCCTCACAGAGTTATCCCTGGTGATCCGGGACCTCCGGGCGGATCTTGTGTCGATGAAGTCTCATATTCGAGTTACAGCGGAACAAGCCCGGTCCGCCAGGGCTTTTTACGATAGTTTGGCCCGGGCATTTGAGGAACGGCCAGGAACCGCGACCCCGCCGGTTGCAGCCTTCCGGGCAAGCCGGGACACCTCGGTCCTGGGGATCCGGGAGGGCAAGCCCCCGGTCCGGATCCCGGTCCGGTTGCACGTCTCGGGGGAGTATGAATACTACCCGGCCAACATTGTCCGGAGCCTGGAGATGTCAGTAGACTCAATCCGGGTCCCGGTGGAAGAACGGGAGATACAACGGATCATTGTGGAAAAGGAGTTTGCGTGGGAGTACGTGGCGATCGCCGGGACCGCCGGCCTCGCAATAGGGTTGCTGATAGGGCAGTAAGTCAATCATCCATAGGAGGGCAGTAAAATGGCGAGTGTGATCTACAATTCCTTCAAGCGGGACATCATGAACGGGTCGATCGACCTGGACACTGACACAATCAAGTGTGCGTTGGTCACGTCCAGTTACACCCCGGACCAGGATGCCCATGACAACTATGATGACATCACAAACGAAGTTGCCAACGGCAACGGCTACACCACCGGGGGGCAGGCCCTCGCGAACAAGGCGGTGACGGCAGACAACACTGACAACGAAGGGGTGTTTGATGCCGATGATGTCACCTGGAGTGCGAGTACGATCACGGCCAGGGGTGCTGTCCTCTACAAGGACACCGGAACGCCCTCGTCCTCGAAGTTGATCTGTTATGTTGACTTCCTGGCGGATTACAGTAGCAACAACGGCAACTTCACGATCCAGTGGGCCTCGGAAGGCATCCTGAATCTGAATTGATGCTGTTCATGGGGAGTTTCCGGTCGCGGAGGCTCCCCGGCTACTTTCCTTAGAGGGGTCCCGATTTGGCTACCCGGCTATACCTGTATGTCGCGTCGCATTCAAGCAAGACGACATCCACACAGTCCTCGGTGTGGAATGTTACCTCCGGTGCGGACAGGAATCATGTTGCCAAGACAGCGTCCGGTGCGAGTGAGACGCGGACGACTTACGCCACGAGTGGCGACACGAACCTTGACCCGCAGGCCCACCTTGAATACCAAGCGATCAGCGAGTACCCGCTATCAACTGACACGCTGAACAGCGGGATTGCTTTCTCCTGCTCGATCAGACACCAGGAGAACAACCTGAAGGACAATCTGTACCTTCGGGTGGCTTTATGGCTGATGAACGCGGACGGGACACTGTTTTCCTACGTCGTCTATATGACGAACGACGTAGAGACAGGAACGTCGCTCCGTTCGGGGTACATCACTGCGAACACCGCCAGCCAAATCACCGGCTGTTCGGGTAAGTACCTTGTGATCGACGTTGGGCTGTACGGCGACCCTGCCTCTGGAGGTGGACACAATGGTACAATCGAAGCCGGGAATAATGGCACAAATGATTTGCCTGCTTCGGATGGTAACACCAGTACATATAATGGTTGGGTAGAGTGTTCGGAGAACATCACGTTCAATACCGGCAACGTCTCGGCCCCTGCGACGGTTAATAGCGTCACAGCGAACCTGATTGCCCCAACGGTTTCGGCTGTCAAGAATCAGACGATCACCCCGGCGGTCGTTGGTGTTGCCGGGGCGGTCCAGGCCCCGACGGTTGTTGCTGTCACGAACGTAACAGTCCAGCCGGCGGTCCTGGGGATCACCGCGACGGTCCAGGATCAGACAGTTTCCGCCGTCCGGAATATCTCCGTTGACGTGTCGGCGGTTGCCGTCACCGCCTCTGTCCAGGCTCAGACGGTTTCCGCCGTCCGGAATATCTCCGTTGACGTGTCGGCGGTTGCCGTCACCGCCTCTGTCCAGGCTCAGACGGTTTCCGCCGTCCGGAATGTGTCGATCACCCCGGCGGTGTTGTCGGGTCTGATCACGTCTCCCGCCGTTGGTATGTCGATGGGGGCCCTTGCCGCAGTTGGGGCGGTGTCCGTCACCGGTACGGTTCAGGCGGTCACGGTTGATACGGTCACGCCGGATGTCACGGTTCAGCCGGCTGTCCTGGGGCTCAGTGGATCAGTAGAGCCTCCAACGGTTCAAGCCGTCAGGAATGTCGCGGCCGATGTTGGAGTCCTGGACGTTTCGGCCTCGGTTCAATCGGTCACGGTGACAACGGCCGGCCATATCACGGCAACGCCGGCGGTTGTCACGGCGAGTCTCAGTGTCGAAGCAGTATCGGCCCGGACCGGCGTGACGGTTAGCGTTGGTGAGATCGCTACCGCCGTGTCGGTTCCCGGGCCAACAATGTCAACGGGGCAGACCGTTGTTGCCGCAGTAGTTACCGTGACAGGGGCGGTTCAAGGAGTCACGATTTCAACGGAGGAATTGACCCAAGTCTCTCCGGATCCGGTGACAGCCACCCTGTCCGTTGTCTCTCCCGCTATTCATTACGGGCAGACGGTCACTCCGGCCGTAGTCGCCGGCACCCTGGCACTCCAGGCCCCGAGCATCCAAGTCCAGGGTGAGGTCGTTGTCCCTGTCGCAGTAGTCACGGCTACCATGACCGTCCCTGGGGGTGCGGCCAGTATATCGGCTATCCCGCAAGTGGATCCATTGGCGACCTCGATCTCTGTTGTGGGGCCGTCAGCGGTCACTGTCGGGGCAACGCCGACTCCGGCGGTGTTGGGGATCCTGGGGACGGTCAATGTTGTAGACATCCTCGCGATTGTCCGGGGGGATGCACAAGTTTTTCCCTCGGTGTTGGCTCCGGTGATTTCGCTCCAGGCCCCGAAGCCGTTTGTCGTAGCCTGGCCTGGATCTCTCCCCCGGATGTCGCGAGAAAGCCTCCGGGCAACCGTTGGGGACTATGTACGGGAGGATGTCCGGGAAAAGTTGCTGAAATTGGTTGAAGAAGCACAGTAGAAAGGCAGACAATGGGACGTGAATATCGGGATGTGACAGTTTTCACGCAGAAGGCGGGGGATTACCTCCACCGGCAGTTTGACTTTTCGGGGTGGATCCCCTCGGCCGAAACCATTAGTGGAGTAGTCGTGACGATCACGCCGGTCACAAGTCCGACCCTGGCGAACATGGCCCCTGCGATTTCCGGGAAGGCTGTTGATGTCGCGATTGGCAACGGTGTGGCCGGGATCGACTACCTGGTGTCGGTTGAAGCGACAAGCAGTGGGGGGGTGGTCAAGACGTTGGAGTGCATAGTCCAGGTAGAATGATGTACGTCTCTCTGTCGAATGAATGGCTAAAGGTCCGGGATGGCGTTACCCTCACGGATGTCATTGACCCGGTGATCGCTCACCTGGATCCGTACTTTGCTGCGGCGGGGAAGGTCGCATGGGTCACGTCCGGATACCGGTCCCCGGAGGATCAGTTGACCGTTGTAAAGAACCTGGCCGTCCGGCATGGAGTTGCGGGGGAGCATCCCTCGATCATCAATGCAAGCCTTGACCAGAAGCGGTGGCACCATGACCAGAGTGTGTACGAATGGCAGTTAGCCTGGAGCCGCCTGTTGAACCTGGGGATCATTGTGAACCCGCCTCGGCCGGCGGTGGTCTTGCTGGACTACTTTGTCAACGGTTTCAACCGGAAGGGGAGGGTGATCGGGGCTTCCCCGCACCAACGGGGGACGGCCTTTGATGTCGGGGGAGGACCGAACGGGGTCCAGGACGAGCATGATGTCTTGATAAAGGCTCTCGGGAATCTCCCTGGCCTGGCCTATGTTCTTGTGGAGCGAAAGAACAACGCTCTCCATTGTGATT